AAACTATCAAACTTTTATTGATATAATAAAAGTTGACTTTGAAGATGCAACAAATATAAATTAAATATATAATAAAAATAATACATTCAGAATGGCTATTAATTTCAATGATAATCTAAGAATATTAAAAGGACAACCTATAGATAGCAGATATTTTGCTACTAATGGGCTTCCTTATACGTCTACTTCTTCAGTTTTAACACAAATACCATTAACATACCGTTATTTAGGTTTAACCGTTAACGTAAATAAAACTGAATACTGGTTTAAAGATGATTTATATACTTTAATCTTAAAAGAAAGTGGTACAGATTCTAGCGCAGGCGGAAGTGGTGTTATATCACCAAGTATTACATTAGCTGGAACATCTTATGGTAGCTTAAATGATGGTGACACAGTAGATGCTGGAACTTCATTTCAAACTGTTTTTGAACAAATGTTTAGAGTTTCAATACCACCAGACTATTTAAGACCAATTTTAACTTTAAGTCCTGATGATTATTCAGTTGAAGTAGGTACTTTTATTCAAATTAACTTATTAACCTCATATAGTCAAAATGATGGTGGTGATGCAAGTACATTTACTATAACAAAAACTCATGATACTGTTCAATCTTTAATAAGAAATGGCTTGCCTGTAGTTGACGTAAGTGATTTTTCATTAGATCAAGTTTCTTTAGGAGCAAATTTAAACTATATTTCTAAAGTAACTTATTTAGAAGGTCCTATAAAAAATGATAATTTAGGAGAACCATATCCAACTGGCCATGTTACTGATGGTAGTACAAGTGATTCTTTAACTGTTACAGGTGTTAGAGCGTACTTTTATGATGATGATACTAATACTAGTGCTCCTACAACAAGTAGTGACATAAGATCACTATCAGGTAAAGGTTTAAACCCACAAAATGGAACTACTTTTACTATAAATATAACTGCTGGAACTACAAGAGTAGTATTTGCATATCCTGATTCATTACAAGCTGTTAGTTCAGTTAAATATGTTGAGTTAGGTAACGGTGAGGTTAAAGATACCTTCTCGTTAAGTACAGTGAATACAGAGGGACTTAATGGATATACTGGTGTAGATTATAAAGTCTATACTTTTATCGCTGCAGTGCCATTCGGTTCAGGTGCAACATATAATGTAACAATATAAAAATAAATTAAATAATATATGGCTAATTTCCCATTACCAAAAGGATATCAAAGATTAGGATCATTTCCTTTAGATGAAACTGAAATATTTACTAGTGATGCTAGTGCAATTGCTTATGCAGTAAGTCCTAGTGCATATCCAGGACAAAAAATAAGTGTTATTAATGATGCATCTAATTTAGTAGATGTTTATACAATATTACCTGATGGTAGTTTAGCAGCTATTGGTGGTAGTACTACTTCTTTAAGCGCAGATAATGGTTTGACTATAACAAATAATGTTGTTGAATTAGGTGGAACAATAGATCAATCTACAAATATTATAATAGATACATATGATCTTACTTATAATTTATTAAACAGATCTACAATATTTGGAACAGGTATTACTACTGACTGGGACGGTTATTATAATGCAAGAACATATTTTGTTAATGGTAAATTTTATATAAACCCATCATTTGCTAGTAATTTTAATGGTGTGTCTATATCTGGTTTATATAGATTAAATGCTAATGGTTCAATTGATAGTACTTGGATAGGAGGAGGAAATAGCTATGTAAATACAGACTATAATATTAAAGAATTCAATAATCAATTATATATATCTGCTTATTCATTACCTACTTGGAACGGATCTGTAGTTTCTAAATCTATAATAAGAACAGATTTAGATGGTATATATGATAGTACTTGGAATACAGGCGGTAAAGGCTTTTCGTATAACTCAACTGGTACTGTATCTTCAACTATATATACTTTCGATATACAAAGTGACGGCAAAGTAATTGTTGCAGGAAGGGACTTGAATTATCATAATTTAGTTTTAACAACAAGTAAAAGAATACAAAGATTAACTACAGCAGGTTTGATAGATGCTTCATTTAATATTGGAACAGGTTTTAATTCAAATATAAATAAAGTAATTGTTTTATCTGATGATAAAATATTAGTTGGAGGTGGTCAGTCTGAATTTAATGGCACAAGTGTTAGTAACGTTGTAAGATTAAATTCAGATGGTACTTTAGATGATACTTTTAATAATTTAAGTGGAATTGAATCATGGGTTGATGATATTCAAATAGATAGTGTGGGTAATATATACGTCAGAAGTGAAGATAATAATTTAATTAATGGAACTCAAGCAGCTTATTTCTTTAAATTAGATTCAAGTGGATATATTGATGATACTTGGGTAAGTAACGCTAATATATCATTAAATCAAAGTATTGAATCTTTTATTGTTCTTTCTGATGATAGCGTTATAGTTAATTCACAAACTGCAACTATAGCAGGTGTTAGAAAAGATTTAGTTAAATTGAATTCAGACGGTACTTTAGACACATCTTTTGACGCGCATAGTAATAATTTACGTATTGAAGATTACACCACAGGTAAACATTTTTCAGTTAATGGAACAACTATGACAGTTTGTGGTAACGTTAATTTATGGGATGGATATAGTTCTCCTGGTATACATCAAATAAATACTGAAACAGGAGAAGTTGTTTTAAATATTGTAGATAAATCTATTTTCTTATCAAAGAATGGTATTCATTATGATCCATCTATATCAAGTTTATCTGATTATGATTTAATTTATAAAAAATATGTAGATGACAGACAACCATTTAATATAAATTCATCTACTAATGCTATATTTACTAGTCTTTCATCTGCTGCAGGAGAGTTTTCGTTTGCAATGGGGTCAGGAAATAATGCATCTGGAGACTACTCTTTTAGTCATGGAATTAACCATACTACTTCTGGATATGGAGCAACTACATTTGGTGTGAATAATCAGACTGAAGGATATGGAGCAATGACTGCAGGTAGATTTAGCAATTCTACGGGGGATTATTCATATTCATTTGGTTTACACTGTGACAATTTTGCTAAATACAGTGGAATGTTTGCTTCAACTAGCTGTGATTTTGATGCATCTAGTTCTTATGTTGGAGCATATAATTCAAATCAGATATATATAGATAATTTATCATATGTATCTGTATTAGCATCTAATGGTGTTACGCCTTCACAGTCTAATATGGTTTATGTACCAGCAATTAAATTGAATTTAGGTACTACACCACCATCGCCACAAGAAGGAACAGTTTATTTTAACACAACAGATAAACACTTTTATGGTTATAATGGAACAACTTGGGTACAATTAGACAATTAAAATATATAGCATATTATGAATACAACTTTAGATAATATAACTAAACTTCAGAACTTGGCATTTGACCCAAATTCTAACGCATTTAATATATCACTTAAAGATTCTTTGACTATCAAAGATAAAAATTTAGATGGTAGCGGCAAGTCTGCTACTCATTCTATATTTGGAGATACAATAACAGGAACAAGAATTGCTCAAATAACTGCTCAATTTCAATACGGTATAGGTAGCGAAGAAGCTAAATTAGAATCAATAAATGGCGGTTATATAGACACATTAGATTCTATACTACATTTTCATACTACTTCAGACGTTGGAAGTACTGTAAATATACAATCAGTTGAAACTTTACGTTATATTCCTGGTCAAGAAGTGTATTGTTACTATACAATTGTATATAATGAACCTATATTAGGTCAAAAACAAATAGCTGGTTTGTTTGATTCCGAAAATGGTTTTGGATTAGGATATTGTGATACTACTGATTTCTGTTTTATGCATAGAAGAAAAGGAGTAACTACATATTATCCTATTGATTTAGATTCATTTAATGAACAAAATGGGTATATTTTTAACCCTCAAAAAGGTAACATCTATAAAATAAGTTTTGGTTATCTTGGTTTTGCAACAATTATGGTTGATGTATTAAGACCAGATGGAACATTAGCTAATTTACATAAATTTCAATATCCTAATAATAATATAGTTACTCATATTACACAAACATTTCTTCCTGTAAGAGCTGAGGTTAGTAATCAAACAGGTAATACACCAATGGTTGTAGGTATAGGTTCATTATCTGCAGGTATTGTTAATGGCAGTTCAGCAGAATATACATCAGCAAGAAAATTTACATACGCAAATGCTACTGAATTTACTATTAATGGAGCAACACCATTAATAACATTTAGAAATAAAGCAACTTATAATGATATTGTTAACTATGTTAAAAGTAGATTAATTTATATTAGTGGAGCTAACGATCTGAATAAGAATGCTAAATGGGTTATAATTAAAAACCCAGTATTTACAAATACACCAACATGGACTTCGCCTTCTGTAGATAGCGTAATGGAAATAAGTACTGATGCAACTATGTCGCTAGTAACTAATACCAAATACTTATTAGCATTTAATAACGCTAAAGTAAACTCATTTTTATATGATGTATTAAATTATCAAATAGATTTACGTCCTAATGAATGGGCTACAATAGCACTGTTAGGCACAGGTATTGGTTCTGCTGATTTAAGTATGAGATGGACTGAATTGTTTTAATAAAAATTAATATAATGCGAACATTTTTCAAAAGTAAGAGATTTTTCTTTACAATAATAGCTTGTATAATGTGGTTATCTTTAGTATTTTTTAAAGATGCTAATTCAATGGAAACTGCTACAGCTATTACTATATTATTAGCTCCATATCTAGCTGTTGAGTCAATTAGAAAGAGCTCAGATAATAAGTCTAGTGAAGTCTGAAACACTTTAATATAAAAGCAATATAAACATATTAAAAAAGAGGTAACCTCGTTAGAAGTACCTCTTTTTTAATATGTAAAATATGTCAAATTTACAACATATAATTAAGTTTATTATTTAAAGAATCTATAGTTTGATTCAATTTAAGGGTTTTATTGTTAATTTTAGATACATTATGTTTATCTATAAAATATATAGATGCAGAAACAGTTGTAAATATAAAAATTATAAATAAAGTTTGGTTAAATGTTAATCGTTTGTTTTTCATAGTAGTATATTTATTTTGTTTTTTATTATTTTTGTGTAAATAAAGTAGTTAAATAGTCTTTTAAGTCTTCTTTATTTAGCTTTTGATTAACTTTTTTTATAGTATTTACTTCAAAATTACTAAATAATTGTTGTATAAGTTTAGTTTCCATAGTAATTAAAAGTTATTTTTCTTAAAAGCATCATAATTAAGGTAACCTTGTTCTATAAATCTGTTTCTAATAGTTGAACGAGCAATAGATAAACATTTTCCAGCCTCATAAAGACTTATATCTGGATTTTCAAGTAAAAAATCTCTTATTTGTTCATAAGTTATTTCAACTTTAGGTCTACCTGTTATTAAATATTTTGATATTTTATGGTGTCTTCCACCTTTATGACAACCACCTGATGGGCTTAAGTTGTAACCATTAGGTATCATAGTTCCTAATTTACTAATAATTTTTTCTTCAAAATAATGTCCTTCTTCTTTATTAGATACAATAAGCAAAGGCGTTTTAATGAAGTTTTCTTTACCATATTTTTTTATGGCTCTTTTAATTAATTTTCCACTACCAAAATAATTGTCATTAACATTGTCAGTGTTGTGAAAGCCTACATACTTCTTTCCGTTTAATTTGTTTTCAGTAACATAAATAGTAATTGTTTTCATAATAATTTAATTTATTTTTCGTTTTAAAAGAAACTTTGTTATGGTTTCTTTTTATATATATCAATATATATTTTTAAACTATTGCCACTTGTTGCAGGATTTAGTAAATCTGTTAAAAATGTGTTAAATCTCAGTGAGAATATATAAAATAAATTAAATTAAAATAACTAAATTATTATGGAAGAAAAAATTGTTGACACATCGTTTTATTATTTAGATGAAGCATATGAAGAATTAATTAGTGACACAAATGCTTTAGATGAATGGCTTGAAGAATATGAAGAATCTAAAGCAACTCAAGAAACTAAAATTAAAGAATCTTAATGAACTTATTTAAAGAAACAGAAAACGTACTAATTATTGGTGATATACATGCTCCCTTTCAACATGAAGACTATTTAAAACATTGTAAAGATACTTATAAAAAATATAAATGTAATAAAGTAGTTTTCATAGGAGATATTTTAGACTCGCATAGTATATCATATCACGAAACAGATCCTAATGGATATGCTCCTGGCGAAGAGTTAAAAATCGCTAAAGAAGAAATAAAAAAATGGTACAAAGCTTTCCCAACAGCCTTAGTTACAATAGGCAACCACGACAAATTAATTTATAGAAAAGTATTTACTGCAGGTTTACCTAGAGAATGGGTTAAAGAATTATCTGAAGTGTTAGAAACTCCTAATTGGAAATTTGATACTCACTTTATTTTCAATGATGTTTTATATACGCATGGTGAGGGTGGTGGTAACTTAATACAAAATGTATTAAATAGTAGAATGTCAGTTGTTAGAGGACATATGCATACTAAGTTTGAAATTATCTATAATGCATCTGAAAAAGATTTACTTTTTGGAGTTAACGTTGGGTGTGGTATTGATAGTAAAAAATATGCATTTGAATACGCTAAATTTAATACCAAAAGACCTATTTTAGGTTGTGCAGTTGTTTTAGACAATGGTAATTTACCTATATTAGTTCCGATGCAACTGTAACACTAGACTTATTAAAAAAC